CTTCTAGCCGAAGCGGTAGACGAGCATCCGGAGAACGCGAATCTATGGCGACAATATCGCGAAGCCGAAGAAGTATTACGATCGGTCGGCTCTAAAGATGTCGAAGATTTTAACGCCGTCATCGCTTCAATATGGAGCGATTCCCCGCTTCGCGACGCGACGTAATCCGCATCGTAAAACACGCGGAGCAGAATTAGCGGCGATCGCTGGACGTCTAGGTACTCCGCTTATGGCGTGGCAAAGACAAATAGCCGACGTAGGTCTAGAACTTTTAGAAGATGACATAACGCCGGCGTATCGAGAAATTGTTATTACCGTCCCGCGTCAATCGGGCAAGACTTCTTTATTACTAGCTTGGGAAGTTCACCGCGCGATCGCTTGGGGATCGCCGCAAACTATCGCCTACACCGCTCAAACCGGCTTCGATGCTCGCCGTAAACTTATGGACGATCAAGTACCCGCGCTACAAAACTCAACACTCGCTCCAGCAGTAAGACGGATCTACACCGCGAACGGTAACGAATCAATCATATTTAAAAACGGCTCAAGGATTCAAGTCTTACCGTCTACGCCGTCCGCCGGACACGGTAAAACGCTTTCGCTAGCAGTACTAGACGAAGCTCGCTTTGATTACGAGGGAATACGCGAAGCGGCTTTACTTCCAGCTATGGCCACTAAACGCGACGGTCAAATTCTTATAGTTTCTACAGCTGGTACAGCGGAGTCCGTTTATTTTAGAAGCAAAGTAAACACCGGACGCGAAGCCGTAAAAAATAATCTCGTCGGCGGAATCGCCTACTTCGAATACTCGGCAGATCCCGACGACGACCCTTACGACCCTAAAGTTTGGGCGCGATGTATGCCGGCCCTAAATTTTACTATTGACAAGTCGGCTATAGATCACGCTTTAAAAACTATGTCGCTTACAGACTTCCGGCTTAGTTATTTAAACACTTGGACAAGTCAAGACGATCGGCTTATTCCGGAGAAAGTTTGGCTTCAATGTTGCTCGGCAAAGGTCGCGCCTATGGGCCGGCTATCTTTCGGTCTAGATGTCGCTTTAGATCGGTCTAGCGCTTCAATAGTTGTCGCCGACGAGCAAGGTCGAATAGAAGTTATCGAGTCTCGTCCTGGCGTCGCTTGGGTATCTCAAAGATGCTTAGAAATTGCTAGACGCTGGAAAGCTCCGATAATCGTAGACGGCTATAGTCCAGCTGGAGCGCTCGTAGAGCCGTTACAGAATCTCGGCGTGAACGTAGTCAAATATAAAACTCAAGAAGTCATAGCGGCTTGCAATCTTCTCTACGACGCGATCCTAGATCGTAACGTAAAAGTCAAAACGTCCAGCCTTTTAAACGACGCGATACTAAACGCAAAGAAGCGACAAGTCGGGCAGTCTTGGCTATGGGCGCGACAAAGTGTAGACGCCGATCTCACGCTTCTTTACGCTATGACTCTCTCGTGGCATCACTCCGTCCACCGAAAGATCGAGACTAAACCTAGATCGTTAATTTTTTAGCGAAATTATGCTAGCGTAAGTTTTTAAGATGCCTATTTTCGAGCGCTTCAAATTAAAAAAACGTCAGAATATGCCGTATGGGAATCCGAATAGCTTCGTAGATTCTTTAGGCCGTGTATCGCGTTATTATAATAATGTTTACGCGGGAACTTTCGTAGACGAATCTACGACGCTCTCTATTCCCGGATTATGGCGCGGAATAACTTTAATCTCCGACACGATCGGAGCGCTACCGATTCACGCTTATCGCGGCGATACACGTCTAGAACCTACTCCGCCGATCTTAGAACGACCGTATCCTAACGAGACTCGCATAGAGACTCTTTGCGCGATGGCGGCGGCGCTACTGATACACGGAAACTATATAGCGATCTTAGGCGATATCGGGCCGAACGGATATCCGGAATCTATTTATCCTGTATCACCTACACGCGTTCACGTTGAAAGAAACGACGGGATTCTTACCTACAAAATAAACGAAGAAACTTACGACGCGTCTCAGATAATGCATATAAAAAACTTTACGCTTCCCGGTCAAATAGTCGGAGTAGGTATCGTCGGCGCTCAACGGCAAGGGATCGGATCGGCTTTAGCGATGCAAGAGTACGCCGCTAAATACTTTGACGGCGGCGCACAGCCGACTGGAATTCTCTATAGCGATAACGCGGATCTCTCTCAAGATGAAGCGGATATGTTAAAGGCCGTTTGGATGAGACACTACGGCGGGACGTCTCGCGAGCCGGCAGTATTAAACGCTTCTACGAAATTCCAGCAATTATCCGATAACGCGAAAGATAGCCAGCTGGTCGAGTCGCGACAATTCTCGCTTACTGAGATCGCTAATATGCTCGGCTTACCCGGCTACTATCTTGGCGCTCCGAACTCGTCGCGTACTTACTCGAACGTCGAGCAAGAGCAATTACAATTCTTACGCGGCATCACTCCACTAATTACCCGAATCGAGTCGGCGTTTACTGATCTAATTCCGCGCGGACAGTACGCAAAATTTAACACCGACGCGTTACTTCGCTCAGATACTTTAACTAGATATCAAGCTCATCAAATAGCGCTCTCCGCTGGATTCTTGACAGTAGACGAAATACGACAAGACTTTGAGAACCGTCCACCGATCGGCGAACCGCAAACGATCGCCGACGATTCTTCGCTAAACGATATAACACTTTTAGATAGCTCTACCGATCTAGGCTCTATCGTATGACGCTAGAAACTAGACAATATGAAAGCGAGCTAGAAGTACGAACCGACGGCGACGGCCGGACTATATGCGGAATATGTGTCCCGTATGACGTCGAGACACGGATACACGCCGGACTAGTCGAAGTTTTTAGACTTGGAGCTTTTGACGCGGTAACTCGCGCCGCTCATCGCGTAAAACTTTTACAAGGTCACGACACTAAAAAAATGCCGTTAGGAAAAGCGACAGTACTTAAAGAAGATACTCGAGGCCTGTACGGAGAATTTAGAGTTTCTAAAACCGACGCCGGAGATCAAGCGCTTGAGTTAGTTCGCGACGGAGTACTAACTAATTTAAGTGTCGGATTCCAGCCGTTGAAAGATCGCAAAACTTCTAGCGGAATCGTTGAAAGAATTAAAGCACACTTAGCCGAAGTCTCTTTAGTAACTTTCGGCGCTTACGGCGACGCGGCCGCCGTGTCAGTAGTTAGAGAAGTAGTCGATAAACCTAATCTCGCGGAGCTGGAGAATCTTTTAGCAAAACTCCGAAAATAATTTAATGCCGTACTCGATAGAAACAAATAACGAAGCTTGCGCGAACGGATACGCGGTAGTTAAAGACGCCGACGGGACACTAATCTTCTGCCACAAAACAAGACGCGAAGCCGTCGCACAAATAACCGCGCTAAACATAAACAAAAACTATCGAGCGCTACCGAATAACTATCGTCCAGCTTCGGCAGATAACGTCCCCGCCGGCCGTAGGTGCGGAAATTGCTCATACTTTGCCGCTAACTATTGCTCACTATGGGACGCTAAAGTTATGGCCTCTTATTACTGTAATAAATGGCAAGGTAGCGCCGAAGATCGCGCCGGCGAGAATACTTGAACTACGAACACTCTTAGAGTACTCTTAGATCTACGACACCTCTTTTAGTCTTTCGCGCACCTCGACACGTTCGACACCCGCAAAGAAACGAGCAAGACAACTCGACACAAAAACCGACACTCTTAAAAAAGGATAAAAATTTATGAACAGTTTTTTAAACCAGCTCTCAGATAAGAGAGTTCAAAAAATGGAACTTATCGACGCGACACTTACACGCGCCGCCGACGAAGATCGCGACATTAGCGACATCGAGGACGCGAACGTAAAAGCGTTAGCTCTTGAAATTGAGAAACTTGACGCACGAATTCAACAAGTCTCAGAAATTGAGACACGCAAACAAGCCGCTAACGAACTTGCTAAACGAGTCGAAGTTTCAACACCGGAGACACGCGAAGCCGGCGGGTGGAAAGTAACAAGCGAAGAACCGACGTATCACGCTCGCGGCGCTAACTCGTTTCTTCACGACGCGATCGCTTCCGAATTTAATAACAGCTACGAAGCGGCCGAGCGCATTAACCGCTATAACCGTGAGATCACACTTCAAAAGCGCGACGTCGGTACGGCCGCTTTCGCCGGTCTCGTAGTCCCGCAATACTTGATAGATCTTTACGCGAATCTTGCTCGCGCTGGACGTCCCGTCGCGGATATCTGCCGTAAGCACGTTCTCCCGGCTCAAGGTATGACGGTAAACATCTCACGCGTAACGACCGGAACGGCAGTAAGTTATCAAGCCGCCGAAAACGATACAGCTACAGAAACAAACATCGACGACACACTTCTAACCGTAAACGTAAACACGATCTCGGGTATGCAAGACGTCTCGAAGCAAGCGATCTTACGCGGAGCGAATATCGAGGACGTCGTACTATCAGATCTTATTAGTGCTTATAATACTAAATTAGATTTAGGTATTTTAAGCGGCTCGGGATCATCCGGCGAGCCGACAGGGCTTAACACGGCTTTAACCGCCGTCGTTACTTACACCGACGCGAGTCCTACAGTCGCCGAGCTATATCCGAAGATCGTAGACGCGATCCAGCGAGTACAATCGGCAGTATTCGCCGGCCCTAGTCATATCATTATGCACCCGCGCCGACTCGGCTTCTTGCTCGCCGCGACGGACACTACAGGACGTCCGCTCGTAGTGCCAAATGCCAATGGCCCGATGAACGCGACCGGTACTTATAGCGGTCTTGGTTACGGTCAAAGCGGACAGTACTCGATGCTCGGCTTGCCGATTATCACCGACGCGAACGTAACAATTACTAACGGTGCAGGCACTAACGAAGATGTTATTTATGTCGTTAGCGCGGACGAGCTTCACTTATGGGAAGCGCCAGGTATGCCGACATACGTTCGCTTTGAACAGCCCGACGGTAAGGTAGCTATCCGAATCGTATTGTTCGGATTTAGCGCTTTCACCGCTGGACGTCGTCCGCTCGCCGGAGCGATTATCGGCGGTACAGGGTTAGTAACTCCGACGTTTTAACTTTTATCTCCCGGAGATTTATTTACTCCTTGCTCATCTCCGGGAGATAGTTAAACTCAGATTATGGTCTTTAACTTTCACCAAAATTTAAAATATAATTTACTTCTTGAACGTGCCGGTTATGTTGCCCGCAACTTACCGAAACGCGTAGCGGAAGTAGATCGGGAATTAGCTCGTCTTGACGATCTGCTTTCGACCGGCGATATTCGGCCGCAAGCCGAGCCGATACCGGTAGGCGAAGAAGTAGTAACCTCAGAACCGAAACGGAAACCGACAAAGAAGAAAGCGTAAAAAATGGCGATCTCTAATGGCTATACGACGGTCGCTACTTTTCAGAGCTATACCGGTATGTCGTCGGTTACTGCCGACGAAACGGTAAACATCGAGAAAGCGATCGAGTCGGCTTCTAGATCTATAGATCGGATGACTAATCGCCGTTTTTATGCGGACGCGAGCGCTACCGCGAGACAATATCGAGCGACCGACTTTTATCGGCTTTTCGTTGATGACATCTCCAGCACTAGCGGACTAATAGTAAAAACCGATAGCGGCGGAGATTCAACTTTCGAAACTACTTTAACTCTCACTACCGATTATATTTTAGATCCGTTAAACGCTCCACAATTAGAGCGGCCTTATACGATTATTACTCTCGTCGGGACGACGCTATTCCCGTCGCCGATTAATCTTCGTCCGGGAATAGAAGTAACCGCTAAATTCGGCTGGTATAACGGCATCCCGCCGGACGACATAGAAGAAGCTTGTCTAATCTTGTCTACCGATCTAGTTAAACGCGCTTCGAGTGTCGGCGGCGTAGTCGGCTTATCGGAGTTAGGCGCTATTCGTATGTCGCCATTAGGTCGCGACGTTCAAGCTATGGTACGGCCTTATCGTCGCGAAGTTTTAGCGTGATAATCCCGTGATCCCGTCGGACGTTCGCGACGGAATAAAAACCGCCGTATCTATAACCGGTCTACGCGTTTACGACACAATCCCGGACGGACTCGTACCGCCGGCTTTAGTTATTGGGCAGATCTCTATAACTTGGGATTACGCTTTTAGTCGCGGACTTGATAAAGGCTCAGTAGATCTAATACTTATTACCGGACGTATGTCCGATCGCGCCGCTCAAGACTATCTAGACGGCTTCTTAGTGGCTTCCGGAGCTTCTTCAATTAAAGCAAAGCTAGACGCCGCTCCTACGCTCCCTAAAGCATCTGTAGCGACCGTAGCTAGCTCTACTTGCATATCTGCTACTCCCGTATCGGTTAGTGTTAGCGGCGTGGAGATGCTCGCATATCGTTACACTCTAGAACTATGGGGTTAAATGTCTAACTACGAAATAATCTCGTCGCGTTTAAAAGCGTTCACCGTCGGGCAGATCGTAACCGATCAAGATTTAGCGGCCGCTGGAGTAGACGTCGGCAAGTCTCTTATAATCGCGTCGATAAAGTTATCGGATGACACGAAGCCGGCGCGAAAGTATGCTAAAACTATTAAAGACGAAACGGAGATTTAAAATATGGCTACAGTAGTTCAACTTGGAAAAGCTACGACTTTCACGGTCGGCGGTACAGATTTTAACGACCAGCTTCGAAGCTTGTCTATGACTAAAAACGTACCGAATTTAGACTCGACTACGCTCGCTTCGACATACGTTGAGAATAGCTCCGGTCTAGAAAACTCGGAAACTACTTTTACTTTGCTAGGAAGTTTTTTAACTACCGAAGCTATTCAATTTGCTTTCGGCGATGTCGGTACGACTTCGGTTATCGTTTACGAACCATTAGCCGCCGCTCCCGGCGCTAGTTCGCCGAAGTACACCCATACAGGCGGCTTCTTGGCCTCAGTACCGCTAGTAATAGCGGTCGGGGAGCTAGTTGAAATTACATTAACTTACACCGGCGGCGCGATCGTTCAAGCCGTAGCCTAAGTAATGTTAAGAATAGTTCTAATAGTTGAAAGACGCGACGGCGAAAAGATAGAGCTACCGGTATTCCCGCCGGCGATTATCGCGTTCGAGCGTTTCGCGAAAATGGGAATCTCTACCGCGTTCTCTACGACCGATACAAAAATGGAGCATCTCTATTATTTGGCTTGGCTCGCGGAGCGAGACGGCGGGAACGTCGTTAAGCCTTTCGATGAGTGGACTAAAACCGTCGCGGACGTGGAAATAAGTAACGACCCAAAAGTTTAACGCGAAACTCGTTTAGCGAATATATCGCCGAGATCGCAATAGAGACAGGCATCGCGCCTAACGAACTTATAAACACGTCTCCGCTTGTTTTAGAGTTAATCTACGAGGGACTACTACGACGTAACAAAGAGCGAAACGCGGGACGGAGATAAAATTATGGCGACCGGGACTTTCGGCTTTCGAGCAGATTCACGCGACCCGATCAAAATTACGGGACTCTCAGAAGTACAGCGAAACCTACGAAAACTATCTACCGACGCGCTGGATCTAAATAAAACCGAATTTTTAGAAACAAATAAACAAGTCGCCGAAATAGTTATAAACGAAACTAAAAAATATGTCCCGTTTCTTACCGGAGCTTTAGCCGCCGCGATCCGTAACGCGTCCACAAAGAAAAGCGCGAAAGTGCGAGCCGGTAACGCCGCCGTCCCGTATGCCGGCCCGATTCACTTCGGCTGGCCGTCTCGAAGCATTAAACCTAATACGTTTCTTTATGAAGCTATCGACGCTCGTAAAAGCGAAGTCGCTAACCGTTACGCCGAATTAGTATCCGATCTAATCGTTAAATACGATCTAGGATAAAACTATGGCTAAACCGATTACCGTCTCGATCGTCGGCAACGCCGGCCCGCTTAAAAAAGCGGTAAACGAAGCCGATAACGCTTTAGAAAAGTTATCCGGATCTTTTAAAAAAGTTGCGGCCGTTACTGCCGTCGGAGTAGGCGCGATCGCGGCGGGAATCGGCTTCGCGGTAAAAGCGGCCGCCGAAGATCAAAAGAGCTTCGAGTTACTCAATCAAGCTCTACAAGCAAACACGAACGCGACTAAAGAACAGATAAGCGCCATAGACGAGCAAATAGGCGCTATGTCTATTCAAATAGGCGTAGCCGACGACCAGCTTCGACCAGCGTTCGCTAATCTTGCTCGCGCTACCGGCGACGTCACAAAGTCTCAAGAGCTTTTAACGCTAAGTACAAATATCAGTGCGGCAACCGGCAAAGACTTAGAAGCCGTATCTATCGCGTTATCTAAGGCTTACGGCGGAAACGTCGCTGGCTTACAAAAGCTCGGAATCCCGTTAGACGAAAATTTAATAAAAACTAAAGACTTTGACGGAGCAGTACTCGCACTATCGGCAACTTTCGCCGGAGCGGCCGACGTTGCCGCTAACACTTTCGAGGGCAAAGTAACGCGACTAAAAATAGCGTTAGGCGAAACCGTAGAGCAAGTCGGCGGATTCTTAATCCCGATCTTCACCGAACTAGCAGATCTATTTTTAAATAAAGTCGTACCGTATGTAAACGATCTAGCCGACAAGATCGGCCCGTATCTAGTAAAAGCCTTAACCGGATTATCGGCGTTTATTAACGAGACACTCGTCCCGGCTTTTAACACCTATTTTCTGCCGGTACTAAAAACGCTGGTCGAGTTCGTGCAAAAGAATTTAATCCCAGCGTTCTTCGCTTTCGTCGGCTTCATAAAAGATACTTTAATTCCGATCGTGCTATCTATCGCTATTCCGATCTTCGAGGGATTCGCCAAAATTTTTACTATCGTCGCGCAAAAGATCGACGAGAATCGCGAAACGATCATAAAGTACTTTAATTTTTTGCAAGCGTTTTATACACTCATCAAAGAAAAGATAGCTCCCGTAGTCGGCGTCGTATTAAAAGTAGCTTTCGAGATATTAGCGAAAGCGATCGGGCCAGCGATAGACGTCATCTTTTTATTTATAGACGCGTTCGCAAGTATTGGGACGTTTTTAGTTAAGGTAGCTAACGGCGTACTCGGCACTATTGAAAGTATGGTAAACGGAATAATCTCCGGAGTAAACAAAGCGATAGACGTTTTAAACTTATTACCCGGAGTAGACATAAATAACGTCGGCGCAATATCTATAAGTTTACCGACGATAAGCGCTCCAGCTGGAAACGGCGCAACGATAAACGCTCCGACTCTCGCCGACCGCGTACCCGATCCCGCTTTTATTGCACCTACGACCGGGACGACGCTCCCGACTCCGACAAGCTCCGGCGGCGGCAGTAAAGCCGGCGGCAGTAAAGCCGGCGGCGGATTATCTTCGACGGATACAGCCGCAATAAACGCCGGGAATAGTGGCGCTCCCGTTTCTTCTTCTTTCGCTTACGGTAACGCCGAACGAATCGCCGATATGCTTAGCCGGCGCGAAATGGCGGCGCCGACCGTTAATATTACAGTAAACGCCGTAACGGCAGACGCTGGACTACCGAACCTTATAGTCGAGCAATTACAGCTATACAACCTTATTAGCGGGCCGGCCGACATTGTGGTAACGCGTTAATTATGGCGACGATCGTAACCGGCGGATCTTATGTTCTCGAAATGGATACCGGCTTCGGCGACGGCTTCACGCTGGACGATTCACAACAAGGAATACTAAATAATACGACCTACGTCTTAGACGGCGTAGATCAGTTTTCGGAGATCACGACTCAAGTTACAAGTATTCGAGCGTTTCGCGGAAAGAAAACGGTAACCGATTCAATCGCTCCCGGAATAATGTCAATACAGGCAATAGATCCTGGACGCGCTTTCGATCCGTTTAACGAGGCTTCGGTCTACTATAACGAATTAGACGACACTCCCGGATTATCTCCGCTTCGACAGATACGACTATCTCGTAACGGCGACTATATTTTTAAAGGACGCGTCGTAACTTTCGCCTATGACTACGGGACGGCGCGTACTAAAAACTTGCCGACCGTATCTATAACTTGCGCGGATGATCTATTTTTATTATCTAACACTTTTCTTAGCGCGTTTACACCTAGCGCCGAATTATCGTCGGCTCGAGTTACGACGATTCTTGATCGTCCCGAAGTTGCCTATCCAGCTGGGACTAGAGACATCGAGATCGGTACTACGACACTAGGTAACTATCCGATAAGCGAGGGAACGTCCGTCCTAAGTTACTTACGGCAGATATCCGACGAAGCCGAATCTGGTCGCGTCTATGTTTCGCGTACAGGCGACTTAACTTACGACGCTCGAATAGGAACTACGCTTGCCGGCGCGACAGTAATCTTCTCAGACGCCG